ATTGGACGCAACGCCGGTCGAGGAAATGACCCCCGATGCCTGCCAGAACTGCTGGTCGCCGGAAGCAACCGTGCCGCTGACATTGGCAACCGCGATCCCGCTAACCTGGACCCAGCCCCACGTGCCCGAGGCACCGCCGGACATCGCGATTCCAAGGGGCTTGCCCTTGAGAGCCGTTCCAGCCCAGGCAATGGCCGAGACATCCATGCGCGCACCGGAGCTGACGCTGGTGATCGTCAGTTCGACGACCCCGCCGGCAGCAACCGTTCCGGCAAACTGCACGAACATGAACTCACCACCGCCAAGCACCGGATCGACGCCGCGAATGACGCCGCCCGGAAACTCGTTGCGACCGTAGGCAATCGCTGAACCCGAGAGCTTGAGAGCGCCTGGGCCAACGGTATCGTTCAGATAGAGGTCAACCAACCCCAGGTCTGGACTGTTAGAGATATAAGCCATTGTTTGACCTTTCCGTTAAGCGATCAGCACGCCCTGGAGCTTGGCATTGCTCAAAGTTAAGTTTCCAGCGAAGCCCACGAGCTTGACCATCGCATCCTGGTTCACCGACTGCCGGTCATCGCCGATGGGAACGAAGTTTCGATCCCGGTGCGGACGGAAGAACAGGTAGTTGGTGTTGAGGAAATACATCTGGTTGGTCGGAGCGCCGCCACCGATACCGCCGTCATAAATGACATCCGCGGTCTGGTACTTGAGGCTCGGGAAGCCCAAAGAAGCCGTCCCGTTCTCGTCGCCAAAGCGCTGGATGGCCTGCAGCGATGCCCAGTAGAACTGGTAAAAGCTGTTGTCAGCAACGATGAGGTCGGGCCGGTCGGTGCCGCGAACAATGCTCAAATAGAGCTTGTTCATGTAGTTGCCGATGTTGGTTGCCGAGACCGCAGCGCCGCCGTCCGTCACGCCGCTGAACTTGGCGTTGCGGAAGAACGATCCCACCGTGGTTGAACGATCGATGCCACCGATAACTCCGGTCGTTGGATTGGAAGCCACCAGCAGCTGGAGACCGCCGATCTGGCGTCCACCGTCTGCGGTACCGTCCGAATAGCAATCGAGCGCGATGTTATTGGTAAGCGTGATCGAGGCGTTGTTAATGCGCTCTTCGAGGAGGTCGATGATCTGCTCCCCGCCTGAGTTCATCAGGATCTCTTCACCCGAGATCGAGACCGCGCAAGCGGCCATCGCGTAGTTGAACTCGGCTGCCGTGAAGGTCTCGCTCGGAGCGATATTGACGGGCTCGTAGCCGGAATAGCGCTTGAACGTGCCGTTTTCGGCGAATGCGATCTCCTGGACGATCGTTCGTCCTCCGGAGACGGGCTTTACCCGGCCCTTGGAGCGGAGTTTCTTGAGAAGTGCGTTGTTCTTGGTGACGTTATCGGCCAGTTCGCCGGAACGGTTACGAAGCGTGGTTGTGACCAATTCGGTCATTGCCGCGCTGGGATTGAGAAGAGCCATCGGTTAAGTCCCTGACTAACGCTTGATCAGATGAGTCCGACCTTGCGTCCGTTTTCCATTAGCTCGTCACGTAAGGACATCGGGGCTGGATTTCCGGTCTGGCCGGGCGAACCTGTGACCGATGCGGCTGCTCGACGAGCGGCGGCGGTCTTTTGTGCTGGGTTCGCTGCGGGCACCGGAGGGGTGGCCGTGGAGCGTAGGGCGGGAGTCATTGCTACCGCCGCGTGGTAGGCGCTTTCCAGATCAGGGGCCGCTCCCGTTTCGAGCAGTTTGCCCATCACCTGATGGACTGCATCGAAATGAGGGTGGGCCGGATCGGCTCGGAACGCCTCGATTTCCGTCATGATATTATGCTCTTCCACGCTCGGTGGCAAGGGCGCATATTCCTGCTGTTGCTGGGGTTGTCCCTGCGGTCCGAGACGGGCTTTCAGCTGGGCAATCTCGTTCTGCAACTGGACCACGAACGGGTCACTTGGAGCATTGGGATCGGGCTGGGCAAGCTGCTGAACGTCAACCCCATATTGCGCGAGCAACCGGCGAGCAGTGCCAAGCTTCACGTTGGGATCGTTTGAGCGGAGATCGTTGTGGTTGGCGAGGAGGGCCTTCAGCGCCAGTTGCGGGCTGGCACCGGTCTGCTGGATCTCGGCAATGTGCGGGCGGAAGATATCAGCCATCTCGCGCCCGAACATTCTTTCTGAGTCATTCGCACCGGCAAGCCTTGCAGCTTCCGCTTCACGGCGTAGAATAGCCGCCTTAGCTTCAGGAGGGACCGTTGCCCAAGCCTTCGCCTCGTCAGCGCGCCACGATTTGGGAGCGGTGTCAGCAACAGTCTGAGATTGCTCAGCGTCGGGCTGCTCAGTTTCTTGCTGATCCTCAGTCTTTGGAGCGGCTTTCGCAGTCGAACCCGCTTCTGGCTCGGCTGCTTCGCCCTCCTTCGGCTTAGGAACGAACCGCCCATGCGCATCTCGCCCATCGCCACGATCGGACTGAGTTTCGGACGCCTCCGCATCGGGCTCAGCCTGCGGAGCTTCCGCCTGTTCGCCTTCTGGCGCAGCCGGCGTCTCTAGCGCCTGACGCTCCTCGATATCCTTCAGCCCTGCCGCAAGATCATCCCGCAGCGAACTCTCAGCGTTCGCGCCAGAGGCCATGTGCCTTCATCCTTTCGAGTTGGTTGCGCATTTCCCGCTTGGTTTCTTCGCGGGGGACCGTGGCCTTGAACGGCTTCAAGTCGGGCTTCTCGTTGCCAAGCTCGATGACCCCGTGGCGCTTCATGTGGTCATGATGCTGGCGCTTGGACGAGATGTGTGAGTTATCGAGCGGGGAGATGTAATCGTATTGATCGCCCGGTAGTCGCAAATAGCTCTTGCGAATGTCCATACCTTCAGGACCCAGAGCATCGTAAACCGTGGCTTTACACTTGGGGCATTCGTGCTCCCATGCCTCGCCATCGCGCTTCCAGCGCATGAAGCAGCATCGGCACTGACAGGTAAAGAGGATGTTAGGCATCGCCGCTCCCCTGATTGGCTGCTGAAATCTGGGCTGCGTCCAAGGTCGCCTGTGAACCGATCTCCGCGACTTCGATCTGCGTCCGCGCCTGAAGTTCTGCTTTCCACTTCTCAAGCATCGCCGACAGCGCCGCTTCCTGCTGTTGAGCATGAGACTGGAGCGCGGCCTGCTGCTGCTGGGCCTGTTGAGCAAGGTGCGCCTTCAACACTTCCAGCTGCGCTTCCTGCTGCATCTCCGCCGCGTGACGCTGGGATTCCGCCTGTTGCTCGGCCTGGTCTGACTGGGCCTGCAATTGGAGCTTCTGAGCCCCAAGCTGCGCATCTGACTGCACCTTGGCCATTGCCGGATCTGGTTTTTGAGGTTGGGGCTGTTCCGCCGCCTTGGTCTTCTGGTCGATATAGGTCTCGATCGTGTCCATGAGATCGCGGCCGGCACGGAAACCCCGCGCTCCGAACAGCAGGAGTTGTCCGAGCATCGGGACCGCAGTCGGATCGCCCTGCGCAATCTGGCCGGCGCTCTCGAGAAACTGCGTAACCGAAGTGATGAACTGGGTGCGCTGCTGTTGTTGTAGTTGGTCGTCGGGCGCAACGATCGAATCCGTCTCGATGTCGATCATGAACCGCCGGCGGGGCCGGTCTCTCAGCAAGGCCATGACCTCTTCCCACGTCGGCTTGGTCATCGCCTCCTGAACATCTTCGGGCCGCATATTGACGGCTTTCAGCATCACTTCGGCCTGCTTCTGCATTTCCCCCAGATGAGTCTGAAGGATCTGCGCCTGCATCTGGGCCTGTGGATTGGGCGGCTGGTTCGGATCCTGTTGCGGTTGAAGCTGCTGCAGCTGCTTGGCCATGGCCATCATCTGCTGGGCCAGCTGCTTCATTGGCTGGGTCATGAGCTTCATCCCGCTCATGCGGATCAGCGTGTCCTGTGAGAAGTGGACCGCGATCACGTTGCCAATGAGATCGATCGCGTTGCGGGCGAACCGCTCGACTTCGCGCTGTCGCTCCTCAAGCCGTTTCGTGGCGAAGTTGGACTTGATCTGCTGCGCGGTCGCGGTTTCTTCCGGAGCGGTGTTGCCCCGGATGATGTCGCTCATCCCGGTGATTTCGTAGAGGTCGGCCTTCACCTCGTCCCGCGCCTTGTACAGGCCAAGCAGGGTCTCGGCCAATTCCTTCATCGGAAAAAGTTCAATCGCGCCCTGTATCCCGCCCTTTTCACTCAGCGCGGCCCAGTTCTTGACCGGAATCAGCTTGTTGTCGTGGCCGTCATTGAGGATCTGTCCCAACGCTTCAACCGAAGCGTCGTACACCCCGACCGCCTTGATCGACTTGGTAATCAGCGCAATCCTACCGGTGAGGTCGTCGAGCTCGTGCGCCTGGTCCTGGTATTCAATAAAATCGGGAACCGGGATCAGGCTGTCGGTGGTGAGCGTGGCATAAGCCGGCTTGGGACACGGAAAGAAGTGATCCAGCTTGAGCGGATCGTCCATGTCGTCGAGCAGATCCTGCCAGCTTTTCGACAGCCACACCGCCCGCTGTTCGGACTTGATCCACATCTCGTAAATCACGCCCTTGTCGGGCTGGTCCTCCGCAACCTTGCCGGTCGCGGTCTCGGTCTTCATGTCGAGCGGGATCTGTTTTCCAAGCTCTTCACCAAAGCGCTTGGTCAAGGCCACGCGGTTCATTCCGACGCGCCGCCACACCACGTCCACTTCTTCCCATGTGCGGGCGAGTTCGTGGCCGAAGTCTTTCCAGTGAACGTAATCGAGGACCGTGGTTTCAAACGCCACGATTTCTTCGCTGTCGCCAATGCCTTCCTCGTCCGAGGGCTGGTCATTTTCCGAGACTTGACCCTCGGCAGGCTTGAACTCCGGGACATACCGAACCCATCCACTCCCCCGACCGGGAAGCAGGTAATCATCGCGGGCATTCCGCATCGATGACCCGAAATGATCTTCGGCCACGGTGAACACGAGCGAGCGTTCGAGGATCTCCGCTGCGACCCGCCCGACCGGATCGCTGTCATCGCCCCTCTGGGTAACGACTGGCTTTGGCGTTGCCGAATAGAGGAAGGGTTTCAGCGTCTCGACGTTGGACCACAGCACGTTGTAACGACGGACCTGCGAATCCGCTGTTCCGCGCTCGTCCTTGTAGCGCTTGACGATCCCTTCCGCCCGGTTCTCCCATGACTTGCTTTCGCGCTCATAGGCCGAGATGATCTGCAGAAGGCTTTGGCGTGTGTGGGTCACAGCCGGCGTCCTCCCGCTCGAGGAGTTTTCGACCACAGCTCGTCAATCGTCATTTCGTTGAGGAAGCGCGGCTTTTCTTTTTCCTTGGGCCGTGCGTCTCCGTCGCGCATGGCGATCGCGGCATAACGGAAGGCGTCGGCGGTGTGGTTGTGCGGGGTCTTGGCAGGATCGGGACCGAACATCTTGCGGTCGTCATCCCATTGCCTGCGGTATTGTCTTAAATGCTCGATGCCATCCATGCACTTCGTTCGATCGAAGTAGGACACGGCCAGCACCATCCTCGCCGCTTGAATCCCGTCCTGCCGCGACAGCTCAGCCCCGATCGTGCCTTCGATCCCGAGCGCGAACAGTTGCTCGATGACCGACTTTCCCCCGCTCGCCAAGGTCTTGGCCCGTGCGTCATGGGGCAACCAGTGCTCGGCATATTTATAGGGCTTCTCGGCAAGGACCGTGGCGTAATGCTCGATGTCCTCACCATTGGTCTCGTAATGGTCGATGAAATGCTTTTCACCGCGCACTCTTTGAAAGAACCAGATCGCGGTTGAATCGGTTCGGCCAATGTCCCACGCGGTTTCAACCGGGACAGCAGGATCATAGGGAACATCGCAGATCCGCCCCATTTCCAAGGCCAGGCGCATTTCCTTGCCCCAGTATGCGCCCACGATCGCGGCATCGAACGAGCATTCAAACTCGGCGTTATACTGGTCCTCGCTCATCGTGCGTTGAGCATCGGCGAGCTCGTCAGGATGAAGCAGTCCGGACTCCGAGGCTTTCAGCGTGAGGTCGAACCAGTCCTCGCTCTTGCGGGCATGGTCCACAATATCAAAGAAGGCGTTGCGCCCCTTTGGCGTCCCGATGAACACCGCCCAACCGCGACGGTCTGCCAGCAGGGGTCGGATAACCGCGCCCCAAAGCGAAGGCTTGGTGTCGGCATATTCATCGAGCACCACCCCATCGAGATAAATACCGCGTAGCGCATCGGGGTTGTCCGCTCCGTAAAGCCGTATCGTCGCCTTGTTGCCGGGAAGGATGACCGCAAGCTCGCTCTCCCGTGCCTCGGCTCCCAAGGGAGCAACCATGCGCTTGAGATAGTCCCACGCAACCTGCTTGGCCTGTGAATAGTACGGCGCGATATAGGCAAAGCGCGCATTCTGCTTCAGCGTGTAAAGCGCTCTACAGACTAGTTCCCCGACACAGGCCACGGTCTTGCCGGCGCGGCGATGACACACCAAAGCAGCCCATCGATTGGTTCGCTCGTGGAACGGCATGAACGCATCACGCGGCTGATAGTCGATCGCAACCGCGCTCATGCTTCGTCCAGTGGCGAGCGGGGAACGGGAACGTGGACCACGCTAAAGGTGCCAGTGATCTCAGCCTTGTCCTTCACGAGCCCGAGCAACTTGCCCATTCCCATGACGGCTGAGACGGCGGCGCTGGGCTGTTCAATCTGGCGGGCCAGGCCGCGATCTTCCTCAAGCATCGAGACGAGATCAGCGACGGTCTTTTCAACCTTGATTGCCGCTCGTTCCTGAAGTTCGGCAACTCGTGCAGTCACGTTGCCATTTGTTGCCAGTCTCGAGGCGTGGGGACGACTTGGCCTGTATCCTGCGGCAACATACGCAGACTCAGCCGTCTCGCCCTTGGCTAATCCTTGGGCGAACAGCTCGTGCTTATGGTTCGACAATGCCCCCGCCATATTGGATCAGGCGCTGGGCGGGACAGCGTTTTGAAGGCTCGTGGTGACTTCGGTGATTGCAGCTGCCGTGTTGTCATCGGCGTTCTGCGCATCGGCCTGGAGCTGTGCCGCGCCGGCCACTACTGCCTCGGATGCCTGGAGCGTTGCAACAACCTTGTCGCGGGCGAGCTTTAGTTCCTCGATCGCCGCCGTGGTTTTCTCGAATGCCATGTCGAACTCCATTCTCGCGAGTGTTGCTTCGGGCACACGTCCGAACAGGATCAGCAGGATATGTCGGGCGCGGCGCACGGATGGAGAATGGCACAGGAAAAGGCGGCAGATAGTTAGCCGTTGTCTCGGAACCTTTTGCGTGCTTGGCAGTTCTAGCGTTGTACCGGGGCGGGTTATTCCCTCACCTTGGTAAGTGCCGCGTGGATCGAAAGTGAAACGGAGCAGGCTTTACAAGGCTAGGCAAAGTAGGTTTGCTCTCCGGCTCCCCCGCCCCATTGAGCAACACGAAACGCCTAGCCTTAAACCACCCGGATCCGTCTTACCCGGCCGTCTCCGACCCGTCTGATTGCTCCCCTGCCCTCAAGCCGCTTGACGATCTTGGCAACCTCGCCCCTCGTGGAGATTTCGAGGGTATTGGCAATCATCCCGTAGGACGGGGCCTTTCCCTCGTTCTCGATCATGCTCTCAATATACTGGAGCACCTGGAGCCCACGGTATCCAAGGTCATAGCGCTTGCGTCCGAGCCGATCGATTGATGGATAAACCCGCATTCCCCCGCCCTTTCGTCTAGATCACGGTTTCGACGAGCTTTCCGTCACGATATTCGAGGAACCCGCTGTTCAGTCCCATTTGCCTGATGTGGGCAGGCATGGTGTCGAGCTCCTTGTGCGCAGAAGTCTTGGTCATTTCATCTCCATTGCAATTCGTCCGCCGCTGATAACCCAGCGAACAGGTGGCGCTCCGATCTTGCGCCGATAGTTATTCGTCTCTTTCAGAATGAGCTGGGCA